CTCCAGTAAATACTAATCCAGTTGCCTGAAATATAGGACTATATCTAATAGGTGGTATATGTAAAGTTGGAGATGTAAAGCCTACTGAATTAGATAGCACGTTCTATTACCATTACCGCCGCCGTCATTGAATTTGCAGAGCATACTGCATATAGATGACTATAGGCGGAGAGTTCAATTGTAAATGCTTGTCCTGGAAATAATTTAAAGCCATAGCTGCTAGATGACACAGAATCTGTGCCCAAATAAATATAGCCAGAATCATTGTTATTCTGCACAACTAAAGTATTGGCAGACTGTGTCGAATCTACAATTGTTAGCTCTGTTGGCGTAGATGTGGACAATGTAAGATTACGAGTTCTGATCATATTGATATTATACCGCTATCTCTCTTCCGCCGAGTCACTGCATTTTGCACTTATTTTTCGCAATGCGTTGCAATTGCACTATAAAAGGACAAATCCCAACCAGAGGCGGATCCGATTGGGACTTGCTACGCCGAAGCGTAAGCACGGGGAGCAAACGGTGGGATGCTACGACCCGTACAGATCTAAGTATCACATATATTATTTTTTAAGTCAACTACTTTTTAATCCCAAGAACTACCTCTAGTAGTTTTTGGTAAATATTTTTCATCCCCTGTTAAATCGGCTAGAAGGCCCATTAGACGGTTGCAGTCCTCATGCTTCCAGTAGAAGTAGCAGGTTCCATTTTCGACGCCGTGGCAATTTCCTAGCTCTTTTTCTAGCCTATTTACCATCCAGCGTAAAGCGCCAGTTGCCATAGCTTGATCATCATAGTAATTCTGAAATTCTATTTTTGCAGTATTCATATATCGTGTAATTTGATCGATATATAATCTATTCATTTTCTTCCTGTGGAGTATATGATGGGGCTGGACCTAACAGATATCCTTGATCATGATATTTAATCATCTTGTCTACTTCTTCTGCCCCCACCAATTTGCTGGCAATAATTGTCATTACATCATAGATACGATGAAGCATAATATAATTAACCATATCTAGGTTCTGTGCTAGATCTTCTTTGTTTTCTTCTGTCATGGTCTACCTATATCTTCCCAGAATTTTTCTCTGCCCATGGCGTCAGTCTCTTTTATCTGTCCGCCATCAGTTTCTAACTGCTTTATCCATTCGGTCATAAAAGTCCAATCCTATTTCTTTTTTGTATTCACAAGAAAGACAGTATAGGTAAATTTTATCATCAATTGTTTGATTAGGCATTAGAAGGCCTTGGTCTAGTGGACATTCCACTTTTGACACAAGGCCCTCTTCTGCTAAAGCCAAATATTTAGATACAACCTGTATCTTCAATGACTTTCTCCATCTCTATTGATTAGGAAACTTTGCTAGCCATTTGCTAACAGCTCCACTTTTAATGGATGACCATGAACTCCAGTCATTTCCGCCCTGGGTCATGTGATACGTTATCTCTGCGTTAATTACTGGATCAAACAATAGTACGTTCGATCTCAGGTCGAATTTCTCTTTGCGATCATCGCCAAGGTTTCCCAGCATGTTGATCTGAAAAATTCCGTAGGAACTGTCTCCAGTTTTCCTGTTGCCGTTATACGCCATTGGTCGTCCATTGGACTCCGATTTTGCTACGGCCCAAGCCAGTTTAAGGGCTTTGCCTTCAAAACCTACAGACTTGAGTAGTTGCAGCAACTCTTTATCTGTAAGCGTTTCTGAAGGTTTGTACACAGTGTTGCTGAATTTTTCCAGCGTTTGTTTCTTCAGTTGTGCTTCTGTTTTTGTCTCTGGTTTTACAACCAAAGCTTTGGCTGGCGTCATTACTTCAGGCTGGACTCCGAATAAGAACAATGTTATCATTCCTATTACGGTCCAACTATGAGCAACATCGCTCAACCGTTGTTTGATATTCTCCATTGGCATTTCCTCCTTTAGAGATAACGAACTATAATAGTAACATTGTTTGGCAATGCCTGTCAAGCCAGTTGACCAGAAAATAAAATGCAAATTTCATTCTCAACACCGATAATCAATATGAAAACCAATAATGGTTACGGTCATGCTGGCACAAAAATAGTAGATTCTTTAAAAAATTTAGGTCACGAAGTTCCTTTTCAATATTCAAAAGCACCAGTACAATTAAACTTTTCTCAACCAGATTATTTTAAACTTCATCGTAATCAATATCAGATTAGTTATACTCCATGGGAATCAACTGTAATTCCTGAAAGATGGGCGAGTCCTTTATCTTTAGTTGATGAGATCTGGACAACTTCTAGTTGGTGTGCTAATGTGTTTGCAGATAATGGATACAAAGATGTTCGTGTTTTTCCGCATGGAATAGATCCTATTTGGGCGCCCCGCCGCCGTCGTGATGATGACGTTATAAAGTTTCTACATGTCGGCGAGCCAGCACCAAGAAAGGCGGGCCAAATGGTAGTTGACGCTTTTACAAATCTTTTTGGTAATGACCGACGTTATTCTTTAACACTTAAAGTATATAAACATAATACTACTAGAATATATAATAACTATATAGATAAAAATATATTAGGTTTACCAAATGTTCTATATAATAATATATATATAATAGATAAAGATATGACAACTGAAGAATTAGTTAAATTGTATCATGATCATGATGTTTTAATTTATCCATCATATGGTGAAGGATTTGGATTTATTCCATTACAAGCATTAGCTACTGGTATGCCTACAATTTGTACAGGTGATTGGGCAGATTATGAAAGATATCTAGGACCATTAAAGTTAAAATCAGAACTTATAGATTCACCTTGGCCTTTTCCACATGAAGGAAAAGTATTTGAACCAAACTATCAACATCTACTTGAACTTATGAGAGATGTATCAATAAACTTTAATGCTTATTCTGGATACTATTACGCTCAGTCAACTAAAATACATGAAGACTATAACTGGAATCAGTTGACCAATAATGCATTCAGTCACATATTTAAAAAGTTTTCTTAAACCCCTTCCCTCTATAAATAAAGTTTGCTAGAATTAGAGTCTTACTAATTTTTAAATTTAAACCGCAAGGCGGAGAAAAGGTGTTATATGTCAAGAGTTATTGAAAACCCATACGAAAATTTCATTGCATTATCAAGGTATGCAAGATGGATGCCAGAAGAGAATCGCAGAGAAACATGGGGAGAAACTGTAGATCGATACTTTGACTTCATGTTAAATCACCTTGGAAAGAATCACGGATATACACCAGATGAAAAGTTAGTTGCAGAACTTAAAGATGCTGTTTATAACCGAAATGTAATGCCGTCAATGCGATCAGTAATGACTGCAGGTGCTGCTCTTGATAGAGACCATGTTGCAGGATACAACTGCTCATTTGTTCCAGTAGATAACCCACGTTCATTTGATGAAACGATGTATATTTTGATGTGTGGAACTGGAGTTGGATTCTCTGTTGAATATAAGTATGTCAACAAACTTCCTGCCGTCCCAGAATCATTTGAAAAGTCTACCACCGTTATTGTTGTTGAAGATTCAAAGACTGGATGGGCAAAAGCTTACCGTGAACTTCTTGCAATGCTTTGGGCAGGACAGATTCCAGCAATCGATGTATCAAAACTTCGTCCAGCAGGTGCTCGTCTTAAGACAATGGGAGGCCGCTCTTCAGGACCACAGCCATTGATTAATCTTTTTGACTTTACAATCGCAAAGTTTAAAACAGCAGCAGGTCGTCAATTGAAACCTATCGAAGCACACGATATAATGTGTAAGATTGGTGAAATCGTTGTTGTTGGGGGAGTTCGTCGTTCTGCGATGATCTCGCTTTCAAACATTAATGACATTGAGATGGCGGCAGCAAAATCAGGTAACTGGTGGGAGAACAATTCGCAGCGAGCCCTTTCAAATAATTCAGTAGCATATTCTCGTAAACCAGAGATGGAACAGTTTATTGCAGAATGGAAGAATCTTTATGACTCAAAATCAGGAGAACGTGGTATTTACAATGTGGCGGCTGCTCAAAAGCAGGCAGCACGATGGGGACGCAGAGACCCTGAAATCCATTACGGAACAAACCCATGTTCAGAAATTATCCTCAGACCTTATCAATTTTGTAACCTCTCTGAAGTTGTAATCAGAGAGAAGGATACTCGTAAAACAGTAGCAGAAAAGGTAAGACTTGCCACAATTCTAGGAACATGGCAATCTACACTAACAGACTTTAAATATCTTCGTAAAATTTGGAAAGATAACACCGAAGAAGAGAGACTGCTTGGAGTTTCTCTAACAGGTCAATTTGGCAACAAGTTCTTTTCTGGTAAAGAGAATCTGGATGAACTAGGAAAGACGCTAGAAAGTCTTCGTGAATATGCTAGAGAGACAAATAAAGTAGAAGCAGAAAAGATTGGCATTAACGAGTCTGCCGCAATCACATGCGTCAAGCCATCTGGAACTGTATCACAGCTTGTAGGTGTATCTTCTGGAATGCATGCATGGCATTCAGATTATTATATCCGCACAGTTCGTGGTGACAAGAAAGATCCACTATCAACATTTTTGAAAGAAGTCGGAATTCCAGTAGAAGATGATTTCATGAAGCCAAACGATACTTATGTCTTTTCATTCCCAGTAAAAGCACCAGAAGGCGCTATTACGAGAAATGATCTTACTGCTATTGATCACTTAAATACATGGCTCGTATATCAGCGAGCATGGTGCGAACATAAACCATCTATTACTGTATCTGTAAAGGAAGATGAATGGATGGAAGTTGGTGCTTGGGTATATAAGCATTTTGATGAAGTATCTGGAATTTCATTCCTACCGCATTCAGATCACTCGTACAAACAAGCTCCGTATCAAGAAGTTACAGAAACAGAATATTTAGAACTTCTTTCTAAGATGCCATCAGAAATTCGTTGGGAAGATTTGTCTTTCTACGAAACTGAAGATGGAACAAGTGGAACACAGACTCTTGCTTGTACATCAGATGGTAACTGCGAGATTGTGGATATTTCTGCTTAGTAGTATAATAGAATTGGGTTAACACCCAAATTCCTGGGCATAGGGCCCAGAAATAAGGAGGTCTTTATGAAAGAAGATCTTAATCAGGATGGAAAGGTAACAATGCAAGAGAAAATTCTAGCAGCGTTAGCAAGCTATGGCCGTCATTTCCTTGGCGCCGCCATCGCTCTATATATGACTGGTAATACAGACCCAGGAGATTTAATCAAAGGTGGAATTGCGGCATGCTTGCCAGTAATCCTCAAGGCATTAAATCCAAATGAGCCATCTTTTGGCTTCACCAAGAAGGCATAATTTAATAATAGATTAGGATTACTCCTGTGCTAAAATAAGCATAGGAGTTTTCCTATTTAGGAGATATTTCAGCAAATGGCAGGACAAAAAAATTGGGAAGTAGATCAAGATACTACTTTCACATTCGTAGTAGAATATAAAGATCCGAATGATGCAGTCATCGATCTTACTGGCGCTACCGCAAAAATGCAGGTAAGAGATGCTACAGCCCAAAAGCTTGCCTTTACTTTAACATCACCTTCTGGTGGAATAACAATTGACGGAGCCCTTGGCAAAGTTACAGTTAAAATGACTCCAACTCAAACTAAGAAGTTATTCTATCCAAAATCTATTTATGACCTAATAATCGTAGACAGTAATTCAAATAGAATTAAACTTCTTGGGGGTTACATAACTCTTAAGAGGACTGTCACTGTATGACCGAAAATATAGTAGTAGTAAATCAAACAGAAAATTCAGTTTTAATTTCAACTCCTGGTCCACAAGGACCAAGGGGTAGAACAATTTTAAATGGAGTAGGAGCCCCATCAGCAAATCTTGGGCTTACTGGAGATTTTTATTATAATACAGCCACAACAGATTTTTATGGACCAAAACTTTCTGATATAAACTGGACTGGTGCAACAGTAATTAAATTTATTCAAGAGGGATCAGATTATGCATCTTCTCATTCTTGGGAAATAGGACAAGTATCTGGACCAGTAGCAGGAATATATTCAGTTTCAATAACACATAATTTAGGCTTTTACCCTAATGTCACCGTCAAAACAAGTGGCGGAGACATATTGGAAACAGGAATAGATTATAATAGTATTAATCAAATAACACTGACAATGGCTCAACCATTTGCAGGGACAGCGTACCTGTCGTAAGGAGATAAAAAATGGCAAGATTATTCGTAACTGGCATAAATCTGAATAAAAATGAACTTCAGAATGCCAGAATCCAAAACCTCAGCTCTGCGCCGTCTAGCCCAGTAGCAGGTCAAATTTATTTTAACACAACATCAAATGTATTATTCTTTTATAACGGAACCGAGTGGGTGCCAGCCTCTGGTTCTACAGAAGTAATTCAAGACGTTATCGGCTCTTCCGTAATTGGAGGAACTGGTCTAACTGCAACATATAACGATACATCAGGCGAAACAACAATCGACCTAGATAACACAGCAGTTACTCATGGAAGTTACGGAGGATCGGCAAGTAAAACTGTATCCTTCACAGTAGATCAACAAGGACGTTTAACTGCAGCGTCAGATACAAATATTTCTATCACAGCTTCTCAAGTATCAGATTTTACAGAAGCCACACAAGATGTAATCGGATCTTCTCTTGGAGAAGGCGAAGGCATTGATATTCAGTATAATGATGTACCAGGCATCATAGTAATTTCTGGAGAGGATGCATCGGATACAAATAAAGGTATTGCATCCTTTAGCGCAACTGACTTTGTTGTAACAAGCGGCAACGTAGCACTTAATAATGAAGCAATTCAAGATAAAGTCGGTGCAATGGTTACTGGAAATACCGAGACAGGTATTACGGTAACATATGAAGATTCAGATGGAACTCTTGACTTTGTAGTAGCAGATCAATTCCCATCACATACTACATCAGATCTTGCTGAAGGTACAAATCTATACTATACAGAAGAGCGTGTACAAGATGAAATTGCTGATACTATAGTTGGCGGTACAGGAATCGATGCAACATATAATGATTCAGCTGGAACACTTACAATTGATATTGATTCAACTGTAGCTACAAAAGATGGATCACAAACATTAACAAATAAAGTTCTTGGTACAAGCACATCTCTTGGTGCAAACCTAGATGCTGGAACCTATAAGATTACAAATCTTGGAACTCCAACAAATTCAACAGATGCAGCAACCAAAGCATATGTAGATGCAGTTTCTGAAGGCTTACATGTTCATGAAGCAGCAAAAGTTTATGTTGGAACAAATATTACTATCGCAACTGCTCTAGAAGCAGGAGACGTAGTAGATGGAGTAACTCTTGCTGCAGGAATGCGAGTATTGGTAAATGGCCAAACAACGCAGTCTGAAAATGGTATTTATGTAGTTCAAGCCTCTGGTGGACCAATCCGTGCACTAGATTTTGATACTCCAACTGAAGTTGCTAGCGGAGACTTTATATTTGTTTCTTCTGGAACAAGTTATGGAAACACTGGATGGGTTCAAACAAACTCCCCAGCAACAATTGGAACAGATGCAATTAGTTTTACACAGTTCTCTGGTGCTGGTACATATACAGCAGGAGCAGGACTAACCCTAACTGGAACAGTATTTAGCGCAGATGTAACTCCAACTTCTGGAAATGCCTCTCTCATTAATACTGGTGGAGCAATTGAAGTAAAGACTGATACTACTCGTGGCGTTTCTGTAGATGCTAATGGTTTGGGAGTAAATGCAGGAACAGGACTTACATTTA